ACTATTTAGGTCTAACAGGCACACCTGGAATCGAACCAGGGACATTCGCTTAGAAGGCGAAGGTTATATCCGCTTAACTATGTGCCCAATGTAGTTAGTATATCACTCCTTGGTACAATCGTCAACCCAGGGAGCACAGAGTCTCATTGGTCCCCCAAGAGGTGAATCTCCTGGTTCTTCAATGAATCTCGGTTCTGGTATTTTAACCTCTCCCGAGTCTCCTGTCAAGTCTTCATACTCACGAATTGCTTTATCTACATCTCTTTCAATTCTACGTTGCAATTTTTCATCATCTTGAATAATAACTTCATTTAATTCTGTCTGTGGGAAATATTCTCTTTGTATCTCATCTAATAAGTCCCACAGTTTAGATTCACTTATTCCTGAAAGATTAGATAATAAAAATATTAATAAAGAAAAAAATATTCCAACAATAATTATATTGCTTTTCTTGAATCCATCTTTTCCAAACTTAAAGTTAATTTTCATTCCAATCCACTTAAATATTCTTTAAGTGATTGTTTTAACTCATCTTCAGTTAAATCTGGTTCTTGATGAAGATAAGAATCTAAAACCATTTTGCACTGATTTTTTAATGTAATATTATCAGAATACTCTAACATTTCATGCACGATTTTTACAGTCAAGTTCATTTTGATTGGGGGAATGACTCCCCCATATTTATTAAACTTCAATCATAATCATACGATTTGCATAATCATAAGCATAATGTGTTCTGGATCCATGAATACCCCAACCAATCCAACTATATGCATAATCCATATAACGATTGATTGATTTACCAGGAGTTTTCATCCTATATTCAATTTGTTTCCATTGAGTCTCATGTGTCAAATACTTAAGTTGAAGATTCAAACTTGATGGATTCATACCCAATCTTCGTGCATGATTCCCAAGACCATGATACCTTGAACTAGAAGTCCACTGAATTAGACCATAACCACCATAACAGTTATGATAACTAGTTCTGCTACCACCCTCACAAATATTGGGAACAAACATTGATTCTTGTTTGATATTGCCCATAATCGTAGCGAGAGCATTCTTGTCTTTAATTCCATAATTTTGAAAATAATTCAAAGTTATGATTTCATTTTTTGTACATCCCTTACAAGTTAACCTTTTTTCTTTTGGTTTTTCGGGAGCAACCTCTTTGGTCGAGGTCTTTTCAATTACTGGAGGAGGTGGAGGACCTTCCATCTTGTAATTTGAAAATGGCGTCGTTGCCGTCATAGTTGTAACCGTAGCCAGAAGAGGCATGGTTAATGTAAGATAATTCTGCACTAAACTAATTGAACTCTACATCCGTTTAGGAAAAGCGCACTTCCCCGTCTCAGGGGCAGATCCCACGGCTCTAAATCACATCATTGTCTCATGATGAGGGGACATTATAAGTGAGTATTTATACCTTGTCAAGTGTTGAAATATAAAATATTATAATATAATGTGTAGACCTCATAGATAGTGTAGTGAAAGTATCTTTTATTACAACTTTACTACTCCTAAGACTACTTACTAACGAGGGACTCATCTGTGAAAAACGATCCCCAAAACCAAAACGACAACCTCCAGAAGTCGCAAGATTCATCAGACGACCAGCAAAAAGAGGTAAAAAGAAAAACTCCCCTTTTGAATAAACTTATTCTTATTACTGGTTGTGCAATTGTTGTTTTTGTTGGACTCAATTTTATAAGTTGTAACTTTATGCTTCCTGGAAGTATTCAACACGCAAATTCATTAGGACTATTAAAAAATCCTCCTCCAACAGATTGCAAAGAATCTGAAAGAAGAGGATACGAAGTATTACTTACAGTATTGACGACTGTGATTGCACTCAAAACAAAAATGGAAGACTAACTCACCCAGAGTTTACCTTCTGCTTTTCTCCTACGAGCAAGACCTGCTTCTACATTTGTTCCTGGATTACGATAAAGATATAAAGCATCAGGAACTTTATTCCACTGCTTATTCTTCAGGACTCTAGTAATTGTATTGAATCCAGAAGAGCCATAGAATCTTGCACCCAAGTTATATGCAAATGAGAGAAGTGCTCCTCTTTGATTCATATTCATTTGATTCCAATATGGAATCTGAGTCAGTGGTGGAAGAAACTCATTCTTTATTTGAGAAATGAGAAGATCGTCAGCAGTTTGTTGAGAAATCTTTGTACCCAACTGAAATGGTTTTCCGTTTTCGTCTCTTGTGGACCCCCATCCGATTGTGATTGGGAGTCCTCCTGTAAGAGGGTCAGGATATGCCTCCAAATGACAACCTTCAAACTCTTTAATCAATTTAACGCCAACCAACGGCACTTCATTGGCATTTAGTGCCTCGTTGGTATTGTTGGTTGGCAATTCTACTTTTTTGCAGAAAAGACTCGACCCCAACCAGAAGCAGGACCATCAGGAGTCCATCGTCTTTCAAGAATAAATCTTGAATATACAGCACCTTTACCATTTGATACGGGACCTGTATAGTTATCATTCAAAGATCCATAAGGATCATTTACAACATAATCACCCTTTGCAGTCTTACCAATTACGACGACCATGTGGCCGCCAGTAGGAGAAGACAAGCTACCTCGATGTAGAATGCCAATAACAACTGGGCGGTTATTACTAAGTTCAAAATCAAGATCTGCGAAAGACAGACTGTAACTAAACTTGCTATCGATACCGTATCCAGACAATACTTTTGTTTGAACTGCATGATCTGTTGTATCACCAATTGCAAATACTTTTTGAATGTAGGCATTGTCGCCTTGTGCTCCCTTTAAAGTGCCTGGTTTGAAATATTCAAGACACATAGCACATGCAGAAGAATTACAAGTTCTTTGTGGATCTCTGTAATTATCTGTTTGTGGGTAGAAAGGTACATTCAAAATACTACCTTTGGGGTTTTCTACAGGAGTTCTATAAATCCTAACCCAATTTGCAGTATCATCAATCAATGGCGAATCTTTAAGATCAACCTCAAGTTGCTCTACTGCAGCAACATGTTTTGGATTCTTTTCGTCGTAATATTTAAAAAAGTTATGTAAATCGATTTTCATTTTTTATCTCCAATATACTCTAAAGAAAAAATATCATGCTCATCAATATTAGGATCTAACCATTCACTAAACTCATTTTGAATGGCATTTGCATTCTCAATATCTTCATGACATAGACTATGTATACGATTAATTGCCCAATCATGACTCTCTTTTAGTGTTTGTTTCAAAGTTACCATAATCTTTTCTGAGGTATCTCCCAAGAATATTACCATTGTACCATGCTGGACTCCCGTCGTCAAGAGATTCCATTAAAACATTATTTAAAAATAATTGACGAGTCTCCTCATAATTACATGTTGCTCTGGTTTCATGTAAACTTAATATTTCTCTACTGAAGGTCTCTTTACCATACTTTTTAATATCTTCCTTTAATTCTGGACAAGAACCATAATACTTCTTCCAATCTGATTCTTGTTTTACTCTTCTCTTCTTTCCAGGTGGTTTTCTAAAGGACCAAAAGTATTTTCTACCCAAATATCTTCTACTGGTGCTCTTATTGGTAATACAGTAAACAAACCCAAAGTAGTCATTAATATCATCAGAGGTAAAGACTTTATCACCATATCTCCAAGGATTTTCATATTCTGTCCCAGTGATCTCAGAGCTCATATAATGTGTTCTTATGAGCTACTATTTATCTTTCAACCTCAACAAAGGTATTCTAGCAATAAAAAAGCACCCTGTCAATAGGGTGCTAAGAATTATGTTAGAATCTTAATATCACTTCTTGTCTTTCTTAGGCATTCTAGCACCAGAAGTGTGACGTTCTTGACCACTCTCATCAGTCCAAGTTTCTCTTTCCCTTCTTGGAGTTACATAACCTACACCAGGAACAGCACCAGTCTTTCCTTGGTCTCTTGCAGCATTTCTTGCTGCTGCTCTTTGTGCTGCTCTCTTACGATTCTTCTCATAGTTAGTCATCGCTTCATCAAGCCATGCTTCAAACTCTTCTTGGCGAAGTGCCTTACGACGCTTCTTCTCAATCTGCTTACGAGTAAGAACTTCTCCTTGACCACGATTAGCATCAGGGTCGTAGTTACTAGGTGGAGTATAATTGTTTCCA